TTAGTAGTTTTTCTAATAACCTCTAGTCCCATTAAAATTCTCCATTATGCATTGCATTAGCTAACTTCACTGCACGTGATTTTACCTGATTTGCCCACCTGCTGTCAAGCATTTCTTTTGCAGCAATGTCATATTTTTCTTCGTGGATAGCGTTCCACATATTATAAAACTTACATAAACGAGGTACACCCATGTTAAATGCCATATCCATCAAGATAAGTTGACGTACACTGTCTAATCTGTCTACGCAAGGGTGCGCACGTAACAGTTCTTCTTCGACAATCTGTACGTCATTATGTGCTAGATAGACCGCATCAGCTTCTGTAATACCATATTCATATACGTGGTCTATAGTAGGAATGTCTAGGTCATCTAGTTCTTCCTGTGTAATGCCACGGTCTTCTAGGTTCCGTCCGATACCAATGGTGTCAATACCAAGAGTATCCTGATACACTTGTAGCTTTAAGCCCTCATGGGCTATTAGCTTCTCAATAAAGTTTTCTCTGCGATACTTCATTTGACTGTACGTGCTTCTGAAATACGATGGTTAGACTGTCCGGGGTGTTTGCCTTCGTGGTTCATCCACACGGCGAAAGCCCCTGTCATTGCGCCTGTTACCACAGATACTAAACCAGCCTGTGCTGCACTGGGATCGGGTAAGGACATGAACCACTCGACTACACGCCAACTCATAAGCGTCATTACGAGCATCATAAATCTTGGTAGCAGTTTCCATTCAAGTATCTTTTCTGCTGCCATTATTTCTTTCCAAAGAATTTAGTCGCTGAACGAACTCCAAAAGAAGCCGCAACGATAACTCCAAGTGAGTATTGATACCATTCAGGCATTTCGTTGAGTCTTGCGAAGCCATTTGCTACTACCTCTTCCATACCCGGCACAAAGGCAAGGATTAGCGGAATACTGAAAAGTATGGTAAGCCACTCATCTTTCCAAGACGAAGCCGAACTACGAGCCATTTCAATGTCCCAGTCAATCTCGCCAGTGGCCTTCTTTTCCATGATAGCTGCTTCAGCTTTCGCCTTTGCGACTTTAACTGACGATACAGCTTTCGTTTCTTCAAGTTTTCCATTCATCCAACTCCCAGCTATATTAGCTATTGGACCTATCAGTGCTGTCCACATTATGCTCTACCTCTTCTGAACTTAGCGGTTTTCTTTTGTATCGCTTTAGGCTGGCTGACGAACTGCTTACCAGCACGAGTTCCTTCTCTTTTAGCACGGGTTGTAGCCGCATACTCCTGCGGCGATAACGCTTGTCTAGCCGCTTTTGGCAAATATCTTTCACCCGTTGCTTTTGGTCCCTGAGTAGATGGCTTTCCACTTTTAGTACCCCACTCTGCGTTTGTCCAACGTCTAAGGCTTGCTTGTGGTTTTTTAAGTGTCATGGTTAAGTTATACCAGTTTCTAATTCAAATGTCAAGTATTTTCTACAATTGTCCATATAATAGGTATTATTAAAGATATGAATAGAATAATTATGCCGACTATAGTTGCGTTGTAGATAAACTCATCTCTAGCTGCTGCAAGTCTAAGTTCTTCTTCTTTTTGTTTCTTACGCAAATCTGCTTGTATACGGATGATGTCTTGCCATGCATTTACACCATACTGACCAACGATAAAGTTGCGAAGGTCATTTTCCATCTGTTCAGCTTTTTTCTTGGCTGCAAATGTTTCTAGGGCTTCTTCCTCAACAGACCCAAACCTACGCCCTTTAGCCTTACTGTGACTAGTCTTCACGGCATTGATGGCGTTCATCCATCTGCCTAAGTCACCAGCCATCGACTCGACTTCTTTGCCTACCTCAAATCCCTTTTTGATTGCTGAGTAAGCTGTACTAGCAATCCCGATAGCAGTAATGGGGTCCATCTCTAGTTCCTTAGTTTGGGTATAGGTTTACATACTGCTATTATCTTTGCTGTTCTTCCGTCAGTAATAGGCACACTTGGTTGGTTATTGAGCCTATTTGCAAAGTATAAGCATTGGTCTATGTCTGCGAATCTTTGTGTCTGGTCAATTAGTGTAGCCCCCAGATATACTGTGAGTAGAAACTCTATCACTTATAGCCGCCACCTGCAGCTTTATATTCACGTGCCAGCATCTGTGCTTTACGTGCTGACCACTGACCGGGCTTACCACCCTTGCTGCCAGCTTTAATCTTTTCAAATAATCTTTTTCTCAGTGCTGGCTTAGTGTAGTTGCCAGCTTCATTAACTCTACTTTTGCTCTTCGCTTTAGACTTCGCCGGTTTGCTAGTTTTTCTAGCTGCCCCACCTTTCGCAAGTTTTTGCTTTTTCTCCACGTCTGTAATTGTTCCTTTGTTGGCACTTGCGTAGAAGATTTGTTCACCCTTCTTCTCCCCGTATTTCTTTGTCATGGCAGATTTAATCTTAGAGCCTTTTGTTGTTAGGGGCATCTCCTTTAACTCCTCTGGGGCATATAGAACTCTTTAATTTTTACAACAACTGTAACTGCACTATTGGCACTTGCAAGCCCACGTAGTGCATCATTTTTGTACAACCAAAAAGGTCCATTGTTAATCTGAAGCAGTGAGTTTGCTTCAAGGTCTACTGTTTCAGCCAGTGTGTGATAAGTAGTATTCTGGCTATCGTACCAATCCAAGCTAAATGTTACTTTAGTGTTGGTAGCATTGTTAATGTATATACTGTCTATCTCTGCTTCAAAGTTAGACGGAACAGTGTAAATGTCTTGGTTACCTGTAGTCAGTTCAAGTCCAACTGTGCGGTTCTTTGTTTCCATGTTACACCCCGTTGGTCAAATCATAAAAAATAAGTGAGCCAATAGCTGAACCTGAAGGTGTACCTGTTACGGCAGTACGAATACCAACCGTCATAATATCGCTTGTGCCACCTATTGTTCTGCCAAGCTGCAAACTAAACTTGTAACCTGTTGGTGCGTCAACGCCACTACCAGCCTGTACAGTATTCGTAATATAGTCTAGTTGTACAACATCACCACCTGTCATTGCGGTAGCACTTACATCATAATCCACATTGGTAAATGTGCTGGTATCCCAAGATGGGCTTGTTAATGTGGCATTACGAACAAGTGTTATAATGTAATCTTGTCCAGTAGTAGGCAAGACTTTAACAATTTGTGGAAGTACAACAGCATCAAGAGAACTACTATTCAAACGGACGGATACTAAAGGTAAGGTTGTTAGACCGATACTTGAAAGCGTAGTAGTTCGTTGTGCAGCCAATTCGTTTACATCTTGTTGATAGCCGCCTTCGCTGATGACTGTACTACAAATTTGTTTCATTGTAGCGGCAGAACCGATAGTATCTGTTGCGGTAATCTCATAACGTATAGGCAAGATAGCTGTCTTCATATATACTGAAGTCAAGTTATTAGCGTTGTGAAATTTGTGGCAGATTATGTTCTTACCATCAATTACAAAACCTACACGAACTGTACCTACACCAAGCCACTCATAGTCAATTAAAAGAATCTGTGTTTTTGTTTCATCTAGTGTATATCCACTAGGACCAGTACCATCCAGTTTATCGACATTCCAGTTAGCCTGTGTCACATACCGTGCGTCACTTGCACTGCCGCTTGTTGATGTACGAATTACAAAACGTAAATCTGTTTCATTCTGTTCAAAGTACACACCATCATTAGCACCAAAGTATCCTACACGTTGGCGTAGATTAGCCTGTGATTCAGCCATTGCAAAGGTAGCAAGGGTGAGCAGTGATTTTCCCGGCTGGTATGGAAATACACGTTTTGTTTGCCGTATAACTTCACCAACAGCAGTACCTACCGTCATAGAGTTACTGCTCTCGTTAGGTAAATGGGCAAATGCTCCACTGCCTGTTGAACTGGTATCAAACTGTGGGTCAGCTTGAAAACGGTTTTGGCTATCAAACAGAGTATAGGGTTGACTTATACGCAGTCTACCAAACGCATCAACTGTATGGTCAGCAAATGCAACATCATTACCAGTAGTACCAAATATTACCTTACTTGGATATGAGGTGATGGACATCTATTTTACTTTTCTATGAGGACGTACTTTTTTAGCGATTTTCTTGGGTTGTTTGGAGACTTGCTTACCAGCCTTAGTTGCTCTTCTTTTAGCAGCAGTGGTTTTTGCATACTCTTTCTTCGATAACGCCTTGATTGCTTTTTCCGGTAGATAACGTTCTCCGGTTGCTTTGGGTCCTTGTGTGGATGGCTTTCCACTCGCGGTTCTCCATTTTTGTTTAGTCCAAGCCTTCAAACTACGTTGTGGTTTGCGAGGTGCCATTACTTGTTCCAGTCAAGGACTTTGCGGTGTAACTTCCAAAACCAGTTCCCGATGCAAGTAAAGGGCTTGCCAGCGTATAGCAAACCCCATGCAAGGTACTTAATCGAACATGCTTTTATGGCGTTGACCGAAGGTAAACTCGTAATCATCTTCGAGGTCATCCATTGCATCAAGCTTTTGATTTGCGTCAGCCCATTCTCCCAGAGCAGCGTCAAGCCGTTCGAGATTGTCTGTACAATGTTTAAAAGTGTATTCCGCATTCTTTTTCTGTGCCTCGTATTTATGTCTTAGGGCTTCTATAGCTAACTGACGCATGGGTTCTCCTCTTGACTTATTATAGAAGATAAACCTGTCTGTGTCAAATGTTTTGTATGATTAGCCACAATATCGGTAAAGTTAAACTTACAAAAAGAACGATAATTCCAATAATGAACAGATTGTAGATTAACTCATCGCGTTTCTGGGCTGCTAGGAGTTCCGCCTCTTTTTGTTTCCTTCGTAAATCCGCCTGTATTCGGATAATGTCTTGCCACGCATTTACACCGTACTGACCAACGATAAAATTGCGAAGGTCGTTTTCCATCTGTTCAGCCTTCTTCTTGGCTGCGAACGTCTCTAGGGCTTCTTCCTCAACAGACCCAAACCTACGCCCTTTGGCTTTACTGTGGCTG